ATCAACAGCTACAAACCTCTTAGCAGGCCTGCCTTTACCACCTATCTTAATTTCAACCTCTTGTATTTCACCTGCATTTTTAAGTCTTTCAATAATCTCTTTGACCTCATACGACTTCATACTTCTAAATAATTCATGCCTATCTACTTCACGCTTGGATATACCCTCACCGTTTCTAGATCTAATAAACGATAGCACCTGTTTAATTTTGGCTTCCATAGCACTGCTAGCAACCTTGTCTCTACAAGCCTCTATAAACAACAGATCGTAATATCTAATGAAATCCACAGCCCATGTTGTAATATCGCCTGTAATCGTCTGTGCGTCAGCGTTAGAGGCAAGTGTGCATAACAGGGCTAAACGCATAGCCTTCTCCTTAGAACGGCTTAGAAGTGGCTCTAGGTTGTCTTTTTCTAGTATATCTTGGCGTTTTATGATCTCACGGGCAAAATCTTGTAGTATTTCTTCCGATTCTCTATCAAACCTTAAAACTATCTGGTCAAGATCTATCTCTGCATTATCCCTTGATACATCACTCATATTTCCTCTTTGTCTACGTATATAGTTGACCCAATTGACAATTGATGTTGGTGGTTCTTTAAATCTACGTAACTCACCTACACGTCTTGGCTCTTTTGATTCAACGACAACAAAACGATTGAGAAACCCGTCAGCTATACGCCCACTATTCAATGCCTTGTAAAAGTTCTTCGGCACTGACAGACCAACCAATGTAATGGCAGGCTTGTGTGTAACACGGCTCATCATCATTTCTTTATATTGTTCTTGCACATTCATCAATGAATAGTTATCTGGCCGCAATGTTCCATGACACCTACCCCAAGCTTCCATCAGTGTTTGTATGCCATCTTCTCTATTTGTGTTTTGTGATGCGCCAATGGCCTCCAGTCTTTTACCAAACTCATCCATGATGGTTATTTGTGTTGGTCGCATTTTAAGAACTGAGTGAACTGCACCAGATGATGTGTAGCCATCTCCTACTACAAGCTTTTCATGGTCACTAGCGTTTAACACTGATTCCACAAATGTTTTAATGTTTTCTTTACCTTGTCCTGACTTTGCAATACCCATGAAATACATAGATGAAAAGTTGTTCATGTTTGTTCTATAAATACGTCCACAGGTTACACTTGCTAATGCTAAGGCACCTACTAAAGACAGCTCTGGCTGTGGCACTTGTGCTATCTCCTCACAAAACTTAAACATGTCTTTAAGTAACCCAGGTGGATTGAACAGATCTCTAGGTTTGTGTATGGTTTCACTTGCTTGTACAAACAAAGGTGCGATCTGATTTTTTCTATCATGTGTGCTTTTAACACTTGTAACTACTCTTTCAATCTCTTCTTGTGGTAATGGTGGATTATTATTTTTGTTCCAGTTTTGTAGAAAGATTTTTACAAACTCAATGTTTACATTTTTAGATATTAGATAGCCTGCTATTCTTGCGGCCTCATCATTCCTTGATCCTTCTAATACACCATCTAATAGAAAAGGTGCTGTTTGCACGCTTGTTTCTGTTTTTGGAACGCCAGTAATTTTTGCAAACTCTATTTCTGTAAAGTCAGGTAAGTCTGTGTGATCTGTAATTTTCCAATCAGGAAACGTTATAGGTTTATATATTTGTCCGTTAGCGTGTCTGTTCCAAGGTGCAATGATTAGTCCACCTACACCTCTTATATCTATTAATCTTTCAATGGGTGTCTCTGGAGTTCTCCTTGTAGCAAAGGTGGTGTAGTTTTGTGGGTTGTTGTAATAGTAGTGCATACCTTTACCAGTAACAACTTTGAAAGGACAAGGTGGTAAATTGTTCTCCACCCAATTCATAGCCTCTGGAGAATCAGCATCTACGACAATAAACTTACCGCAAACAAGAGCAACAACTAAATTATCCTTACCCTCAAACCATGACTTTACAAGGTCTCTAGACGGTCGCTCCTGTTTATATTGCTCCCAACCTTTCAGAAAAGGTGGTGGCTTTTTGTTAGATCTTTGTAATGGAACAACGTTATAGCCTTCGTCATAGTAAGCAAGTGCTTGCTCTAAGGATGTGTCGTCCTCAGTAATATTAAGCTGAAACACACTAAACTTCTGTTTCTATGATTTCAGATATAGGCCCGTAAATAGACTCGTAATCTAATCTCCCATCAGTTGCTCTGATAATTTTCTTAGCTTGATTGACAGTTGGATTTCTATAGCCATATCTCCAAGACTTAACGGCAGCTTCTGAACAGCCAAATTGTTTTGCAGATTCTCTTTGTCCCAAAAACTCTATATACTCTCTTAGTGTATATCTTTTGACTTTTCTTGTAGTGTGATTTGGTTTGATTCCCATAGTTTCTAATTCCTTAAGTTTTTCTGTTGCTAAACTCTTTGTACGAAAAAAGAAATTTGCTTGCCAAGTAATGTTCTCTTGCTTGATATTCTCCATTTGCTTCTCCTGTCATCATATTGTAAAAAAATAAATTTTACACATGGTAACGATTTAGTGTATAATCGTCAAGTAAATTTATTTAGGAGAAAGTATGGAACTATCAAAAAGAATCGTATCTCCGCAAAAGCTTGTGCAAAATCAAGGAGCAAAAATCTTGGTGTATGGCATGGCTGGAGCGGGGAAAACAACCCTAGCAAAAACATGTCCTGGACGAGTGCTTGTCATAAGTGCAGAGGCTGGCTTACTTGCAATCAAGGATGCTGACAATGTTGAAGCTATTGAAGTGAAAGAAGCCTCAGAAGTCATGGAGCTTCATGACGCTTTGAAGTCTGGCGAACTACAATATGACACAGTTTGTTTGGACTCAGTATCTGAGATAAGTGAGATTTTATTGAATTGGGAAAAGTCTAGAAGTAAAGATCCTAGAATGGCATATGGTAATGTCCAAGATTCAGTGGGTAATCTCATGCGTGCATTTAGAGATTTACATATGCACGTTTTATTTCTATGTAAAGAAGCCGTTATTAATGATGATGGTGTTCTTAGACATGCACCAAAAATGGTTGGTCAACAGCTTGGTGAAACTGTCACCTATTTCTTTGATGAAGTGCTTGCATTACGCATCATAGAGGATCAAGACGAGGAAGGCAGAAACACAAGAAACAGATGGTTGCAGACCGTCTATGGTCAGGGATATAAAGCAAAAGACAGAAGCGGTAAGCTGGATGATTTTGAAAGGCCTGATATAAGTGCCTTAATTGAGAAGTTAGGGTTTTCATTAACAAATATCACAAAGGGGGAATCTAATGAGTGATTTTAGTGATGTCGAGTTTTTCGACAATTTAGAAGAGCAGTCTACTGGCACACCAGTTGCACCAGAGGGCGAATACAATGCAAAGATTATTGCAACTGACAAATACAAATCTGCAGCAGGAAACTGGACTTTAAAAGTTACGTTTCAAATTGCTGGGGGTAAGTATCGTGACCATAACGAATGGTATAACCTATGGGCTACTAACGAGGATAACAAGCGCATAAGCACTGAGATTTTTACCAGGCTTACTAAAGCTGTTGGGTATAAGAAGTATCCAGAGAATCACAGTGACTTTGTTGGCAAAGGCCTTAGGTTATCTCTTAGCAATGTTGATGACACCTTTACTAATAACGAAGGCAAAGAGATCAGCACTAAGAAAACAAAGATCAAGTTGTATCTACAGAGTGAAGACTCAGATATGACTCCTCCGAGGGAGAATATCCCTACTATGTGATAAAAGGGGCGCAAGCCCCTTTTTTTTATTTATCGCTATCTGTAATGGCTATGTAAGCCAAAGGCAAGACAATACTTAGAGCAAGTATTAGTAGAACGGTTTTGATTGAAGTAATCACATGTTCACCATTTTGTTTCTTAGGTATGACAAATAAAACATTGCCTTATCTAAATCTTCTATGTTTGCATCTTTGTGATCCTCACGCCAAACATATTTGAAAACCTGTCCCTTACAATACCCTTTAAACTCCGTAAAAGACAAAGCTGATTCTATAGCCTCTAAGCACTCAACCTTGCCTTTTGTGTAGTGAGGCGGGTGGTTAACGTTATCAGTCATTTTGATCCTCTCTATAAAAATTGCCAGTATTCAGCTCCACAACGTTTGGACTGTTATAAATAGTAGCAGGCTTACCACCTAAAACTTTGGTGTAATCGTCTAAGTAATCGCTGAGAAAGTTCCAACCAATCTCCATATCAGCATGATTCATTTTGAATACTTTGTTTGCATACGGAGGTTTCTTTTCTTGTGCTACAAACACAAAATCTGCAACCTTAAAACCAGCACGTTCAAACCCACGCTTATACCATGCAGCTTGTAGATCATACGAGTAACGCCTTACCGAATTGGTAAACCCCCTTACCGAGCAATCACTCGTTGTTTTATAATCTACAAGCACAATGGCATCCTCTCCAAAATTGTTATCAAACGCATTACAAACGACATCTGCTCGTGTTTTACACAATAGATCTTGTTCATACCAATAGATTGATACTTCTTTTGGTGACTTAAAAACTTGTGGATAGTCTTCACCTGGACGCAAGTATGGCTCTGCTTCTTGCACTAGACTATTGTTCATACTGTAAATAGTGTCTCTTTGTTCTTCAGTTATAACTGACAAACCTTTTGCAAGACTATCTTTCTTCAGTTGTTTGTTGGTATTGGTATAAGGCGATCCTGTGATAGTAACGACATCACTAAAAAATGCGGCCTCACCCTCAACAATCAATGAATGTGCAGCTGAGCCAAACATCATTGCAGGTGTTTGCTCAACCACTTCTTCTAATGCATGTAGCTGACTCTGACTAAATCTTCTTATATTTGATGAAGAGATACCTAGGCCATTGTGATAAGTGTTGTTATCAAGGTTAGGAAAGTAAGCAACATCCCCTATGATTACATGCTCAAAGTTTTCTAACATATCTGGTATTTTCATACTGGCTCCCTTTTAACAGTTCTTATGGTCTCTCTAACTAACTTGCGACCATCTTTTAATGTTGGTGCACAATCTAGTGCCATTTGTGTAAAAAATGCAATACCGACATGTGCAATATGTATAACACCTAGATCTTCAACTTTTTCAGTTAGATCACATAATCCCATGCCAAATTCATTATGCAAATTTTCTAGACGTTGTTGTTCTTCTTTAGTTGGTATCTTCATGATACGTCCTTGTCTTGTTGCAATTCATTTATTGCTTGTTGTAATTCTTTGACAGCAACACCGATTTGCCAGATAAGATAA